TGCTAGTTCTCTTTCCAAGTTAGTTAATTTAGCCAGATCTTCTTTATCTTTTCTGTCTTTTCTAATTTTTGTAATCTCTTCAGCCTGGATAGCACCCATTTCACCAGTGGTCATAGCTGTACCATCCTCTTTATAAGGAGATGCATAAACACCAAAAGATCCTATTACATCATCCAACCATGTGCCTTCTGGAGCTTTACCGACTTCTAGTATGTCGGCCTGTATGTCTGCCTCTGATCTAAGTTCGGGTTCTACTACTCCTCCAACTGGTTCTGCGAATCCTGTTCTATAGCCCATTGGATTTCCCTGAATTATTCCACCACCAATGGTTCCACCACCATAGTATCTTGGCCTAGGTGTATCCATACCTGAGGTAATACCACTTCCTTGAGCGGAGTATCCCATTCCTCCTCTCTTGAACATAGGTCGTTTTAAAATTCTGTTATACATTATGCTGTATCTCCAACTCGTGTCGGGTCAGCTTTTCCTTGTAACACTTTCCACATATTAGAGAATCCTCCAATACCTGTAGCTATTGGACTAGGTGTAAATTTCTGTGTTGGTGATCCAGGCATTGCTCCTGCAATTGAACCGTAGATGTTTGCTACATCTGTTAGTCTGTTCATTGGTAATGTGTAAGCTGTTTGTCCAGCTGCTGCTAGTTGATTTAATTTTTGTTGTTCTAATGCTTGCGCTTGTGCTCCGACTGCTTCCAGTCCTGCAATTTTTTGTCCTTGTAATCCAGCGTCGAATCCAACCATGTTTTGTAGAGCAGCTAGTTGTTGATCTTGTCTTGTTAATGCTTGATTGTATCCTTGACCTTGCATACCTGCTAATAGTGCAGCTCTGTTTCTGTCCGACTCTGATTGATACATACCCATCTCAACTCCGTGTCTACCACCACCAAAAGCTCCAGCAGTCATGGCTCGATCAGAGATAGCTTGTCTTCCTCTTCCAGCTTGGACATCATACTCTTGCATTGTTGTGTCTATAATTTCCTTTTGGTAAGGAGACATAAAATCTTTATATCCTTGAGATGGATCTAATAATTGTTGTTGTGAAATTTGATCTAAGTAAGGTTGGTAACTTGCAATTCCTGTACCACCAGTAAAACCTGTAAGTTGTCCTGTGGCATCTCTTTGAATGTCCCCCATGCCATACATGTCCGCCAATTGTTGCTGTGATTTTTGTTGGAAGCCGGAAGGACCTGCAACTTTTGCAGTCATCTGACCGACGTCAATAGGAGTCCCTAGTTGCCCGATACCATATTTAAGAATATTCTGTCCGTAAGGTTGTAATACTCCTGATGGTAATAAACCGGCTTGATTGTATTCATTAGCCATTATGCTGTCATCCTTTTAGCTTGTGGTTGTGCTTCTAAGTGTTTCATCGTATCGTACATTCTTTGTGCACCTTTATTAATGCTTCCACCGCCTGCAGCTCTTACTGCATCGGCTGTCATTACAAATTCGTTTTTAGATAATCTTGCTGGGACATCATCTTTTTTTTCATAAGCTCCAATTGGAACAAAGCCGCCAGTAGTTCTATAATCTTTTTCTAATCCTCCTAGATTCATGATACCTCCAGGAGCTTTTCTAACTCTCTTTGGTAATCCACCTTTAGCATTACCGAATTCTATTATTTCGAAATTGCTTTCATAACCTGCGTTTGCAAGGACTTCTTCTTTTGTTATTTCTCCGTTTTGAATTCTCATCCAGTCTTCTTGTGAGATAGGTACCATCGTGCCATCTGGAGCCGTAATGACTACTTTAGTTAAAGTATCTATATTATTATAAATATCTAATTCTTCTCGCGTTGCTGGTTGAGCCATTCTAGGAACTTGTTCCTCTTCCACATCAGATTTTTTAACAATCCAATCTGGGTCAGCATAACGAGCTCTTCCACCGTGTCTCAAACCAATGATGCCACCTTGAGCTGCTTGTTGTGCACCAATCATAGACATAATTTCTTCTTGAGGAATCTGCATTTCGTCGGTAGTCATAAAGTCGTCAGGAGATGAAGCTATCTTTTTATCTCCCTGAACTTTTTCTTGACTAATATGCATCAGCCAGTCACCACTTTGAAAGAACTCATTAAAATCTATATAGTTGTCTTGATTTATTGCTCCTGATTCCCATACATTTTTTGCATTCATTACATCATTTCCAGTGTCAGGAAAAGCTGCCATCTCTCCAATGTTAACTCCTTCTTCCATTCTAAGCTCGTGATCACCTAATGATTCTGGCTCCATAATTTCTATATCCTCCTCGTCAGTGCCTATTGCATATCTCTTTCTGTGTCTTGTAGGTAAATTCATTAAACCCCCTCTAGCTGCAACTGCAGTAAAATCTGAAACATCAGCTTTAGTAGTGGGGACATTTGTTATTGCCATAGGCATTAGATTCAAGTCAACAGCCGCTTGAGCCTCTTGGCCAGCTGCTTCAACTTGTTTTAAATATTCGTTATAAGCAGCTTGTTCTACTTCGTTTCTACGTTTCTGATCTTTGTAATCTATATAAGATTTGGCTGCTGAACCTCCAACTTTAGCGAGGTCTTTCCAATTGTCTTGTGCCCACTCAACAATACCGCTTAATGATAGTCCCATAATTTCTAATTCCTTAATGTATGATTATATATGAAAATCGCAGGGATTACACCTGAACCTATCACTTTACTTGTTTTTTTGTTCATCGTCAATATCTTATACCTTACCTGTATCAGCTCCTAAACGGATCTGTGCTACCTTTACATGTACATCTCTTCGGATGTGTTCTCTTTTAGTAGCTGTAGCTGGGTTGTCTACATCATCATCAGCTTCTTTATCGGACATATACTCTTGACCTGTTTCTTGGTTTGTAAGAGTTATCTCGACTTGTGGCTTGATAAAATGGACTGTTTTCCCATCGATTTCTTGGGTTTCCCTACTAGCTTCTTGTTCTATAAATGGCATAATTCTCCTATGATCTGCTCGTTTGTAATATTGAGGCCGTCATTTTTATAACATTTCCTGTGGCACATTGCATCTTTAATTTATCACCCGCCTCTAGGATGATGATGTTATTAAACGTTAATAAATCAACGCTTCCACTAGCATCCACACTTACCTTATCCCATTCGTAATCCGTACTAGATGAAGAGTCATATACTTTAATATCTACGTCTAGAGCTGAACCATGAGTATTGTATAACTTAACACTTTTAACTAATGATGTAGTCTCTGTAGGTGTTTCATACATATCATCGTATGACCCTGCAGAAGTAATTTTTGCTTGAATATTTTTATATACGTTTGCCATTAGCTTAAAAAGAAATTAAACCTTTCTTGATCATCCTTATCAGGTTGCATGTATGTTGAATTAAGTTGTTCTATAACAGAACTAATAGCTCTGTTGATTTGTCTTTGGTTATCTTCTGTATATTCTTTTCGAGGTTCTGGTAATCTTACTACTATTTTAGCCATTATCTTCTCCCATCCGCTTGGACATCTACTTGGAAAGTACCATATCTCCAGTCTTCACCAGCGCTTTCGTTTTCTATTTTAACACTTGCATATCTTCCTCTGGCTCGAGTATTGAATTGTGTAGAACTAGGAAGCACACTAAAAGGACTTAAGGTACTATCTGTTCCTGAAGAGGAAGGAAAATTTTTTAATCCTATTGTTACTTTAGCTGTACCGGTTAAAGTTTTAAAATCAGGAATGAATCTTCTCATCGCTAAAAAATATTCTCCCAGACCTTTATCAGTTTGAATGGCAAAGTCATAAGATTGCAGAGAAGAAGTTAAAGCCGTTGTGGATCCATCAGGATTTAATTGATCGGTTCCAGTTTCTTGTTGAAAGTAAACGGTCTGACCTAATCCTGTTTCACCAATGATACTCGGAAAAGTTCCTGTTGAAGAACTATTAAATTGAGTTGCATATGGGTTAGGATACACAATAGAATCAATCCATGTGGTTCTAATAGAATTAGTATTAACTCCTGTATACCAGACTCCTGTTGGTAGCTGAGTTCTTTCTCCATAATTATATACGACATATCTGTCATTGTAGGTTTCACCAGAACTTGGGTAATACCAAATTACTTCTGTAAATAAGTTATTGATACCCGCGTATACTTGTTGTCCTTTAGTGGTATCAAAATCACCATAAACATAATCTTCTACTGAACAAGATAAGGAATTAACTGTACCATCAAAGGAGAAGAAACCATTGTTTCCCATCCAGTAAGCAACACCATCAATTTCACAGCATGCATTCTGTCCAATTAATCCACAGTTTGTACCAACTTGTTCAAAGCCAAACGTGAAAGGTGCTCCTACAAATTTCATAGAGTAGAGAGCATTATCAGTCCAGACTAAAATATTTTCTTTTCCTTTAATGGCCCCCATAATTTTTGTTCCATCTTGAAGTCTTTGTGTACCCGCACTATTATCAGCTGTTGGAGCAAAGGTATTAATAGCTTCTTGATCCGAGAATCTAATAAACAGATCATCTTGTGTGGAATCTGTTCCAATAGT